TCAGTTAATTTCGATACGGCGCGGTTTGTTCGCTTCCGGAATCACGCGCTCCAGTTCGATATACAGCAGCCCGTTGACCAGGTTTGCGCCGCGAACGTGAATGTTTTCCGCTAACTGGAACTTACGCTCAAAGTTACGCTCGGCAATGCCCTGATACAGGTAAGTACGTTCTTTCTGCTCGTCCGCATGAGCGCCTTTTACCACCAGTAAATTATCCTGGGCAGTAATCTCCAGTTCGCTTTCCGCGAAACCGGCAACGGCAATGGCGATGCGGTAGTGGTTTTCGTCTACCAGCTCAACGTTGTACGGAGGGTAGCCGCCATTACTTTGGCTTTGGTTATTTTCAAGCAGGTTAAACAGACGGTCAAAACCAATGGCAGAACGGTACAGCGGGGATAAATCAAAGTTACGCATAATCATAAACTCCTGAAATCAGCGAGAATGTCAGACCTTCCATCATGGACAGGCCAGGATTGCCAGAACACCCATCAGGCGTGCCCTTCTATTCACTACGTCTTATAAATGGGTCTGAATACGTACTTTTCAAGTATTTTAATCCGACTTTTTTTTGCAGTTTATTGGCTATTGCATAGACTGGTTGGGACAGCATTGATTGTTAAAGTGCGATTACTGCCACAGTGCCGCGTACTGGTGATGTTATTTTTAGCAACGGATCGCTATAACTCATCATGCAAATAACGACAACCAACAGATGAATGAGTGATGATAAAAAACGTGTTGTTAACGCTGATAATATGGAATGGGATGCTTTTATTAGGCGGTTGTTCAAGCGTCATGTCGCACACCGGCGGTAAAGAGGGTACTTATCCTGGCACGCGCGCCAGCGCTACGATGATCGGTAACGATGAGACAAACTGGGGCACCAAATCGTTGGCCATCCTGGATATGCCGTTTACCGCCGTGATGGATACGATCCTTCTGCCGTGGGACATCTTCCGCAAAGACAGTTCGGTAAGATCGCGCGTAGAGAAAAGCGAGGAGGAGACGAAAATGACCAATGCCGTCATCCCCCCGGCGAAGATGCCTCCTCCCTGATTTATCGCCCGGTTTCCGTCACCCATAGCTGACGGAACCCTTTCACCTCTTCCATCCATGCGACGTGTCGCCCATCCGGTGAAAAAACGACGGCGTCCGCAGACGGCGGGTTGTCGTGCCTGGCGGTTAAGAAGTCGATCTTCCCACTTTGTGCGTCGCAGCAGGCAATCCGATTTTCCAGCACCAGTCCCAGCCATTTACCCGACGGATGCCAGTTAAACGCTGACTGTACGCCGGTCGCATGATGCGTTAACTGCCAGGGCTCGCCTCCCTGCGGCGATATCAGCCATAGTTGCGCTACGCCGTTATCGTCCCGCATCAAAAAGGCGATCGCCGTCGCCTGCGGATTACTGCGGACCCAGTGGCGTGGTTCATTAGTGAGTCCAGGATAAACACGCTGGTGAGTGAAGGTAAGACGCCGCTGAACTACGCCCAACGGCGGCGATGGCATCGTTGATTCGGTTCCCGTCAGCGGCGTGTCGCCTGCCTGTTTCCAGCCGTTTTCATGACACGGTAAATCGACAATAAACAGCTCCGGGACTTTTTGGCCCGTCAGCGACAGCGTATCGCCAATAAAGGCGATCTGGCGGTTGCCCACCCAGCCCTCTTCATAGGCGCGGTTAATATCATCGCTGCCAGGTCTCGGCGCAGGCGTCGTGCGGCTAACCAGTACGCACCAGTGGCTACCGCTGTATTCGCGCGGATGCTGAACCGGCACCGTTACCGGCCCATACGGCACGGCCACGCCGACATTACGCAGATCCAGCGCCGGATCTCGCTCATGCAGAACGTGGTCATTATAGGTAAAACTCACCAGCTCGCCGTTCGGGCTAAATACATGGACGTGGCTGCCGCCGCGCAGCGCGCCGGGAGTATACGGCGCAGTAATATCCATCGCATCGAGGTTAGTCACGCCTCCCGGCGTTGCAATAACGCCCCGACGGTGGTGGAAATCGTAATGCCACGTCTCATCAGGGTTTTCAGGGCCATGAATAAACACATAGTGATTGTCGGCAGGATGCACCGTCACCACACCGACATGCGCGCCCTGCACGGCGCGATAAATCACCTCCACGTCGCCGGTATGCACATTGACACGCTCAATAGTCTTGCCCGTAAATGACGCGCCTGAAGGCCGCACATCAAAGACCAGCCACTGGCTGTCAGGTGTCCAGGTATTGGTGTTGGTAAGCTGGTGATGGCGCGGCGTAAAGGTGATTTGTTTCATGGGATGTCCTGATAAGAGACGATGCTCGTCATCATACTGCACACGGGCTTCACTTTCAGGCTTTCGCGTATCGTTGGGATAGCCAGGCCCGATGGCGCCACGCCACCGGGCCGTCAGGGTCTTATTTCTCCTGCGCCAGCCGGATACTGCGCTCTATCACCGCCCGCCGGGCGTCACCCGCCGGCAGTAACTTCAGCATCATCTCCCAGGCCGCCACCGCCTCATCAAAGCGCTGCTGCTCAAAGGCGCTGAACGCATACAGGCTTAACACCCGGATATCCGTGTGGTCGCGGCTCACCAGCCGGCGCAGCAGCTCCCCGCCGCGGCGGTTATCCTGATGCGCCGTGCGATAAATGAAAGCAATCCGCGCGATAAATGCGGACCGATTTCTCTTTCAAATACTGCAAGTTAATTACAGTAACCAGACACTTTTATATAACTTCCCCTGCCAAATACCCTCACCGCCCAGTACATAACCGTCCGTTTCCACTTCGGCACACCGAGCACTGTCATTCCGTCGAGGAAGATTTTGTCGGCTTCCTTCTTTGTGCGTAGCGCGTTGTCGTACATATAATCGTGGATTATTGCCGCTTTGGCGTATTTGCCGTCTGGCGGTAACAGCGTCCAGAAGATGCGCGGCACGCTGGCGAGGTCGGTGATGAATCCGGCAGGTACACTACACTGATAACATCGCTGTTGTCATCGCTCAGGTAAAACTCAAAAGGTTCGTATACGCGCCAGTTGTAGTGACCGAGCATCTCCAGAATGGCGGGCGTGGTGAATTTGCTCATTGACGGTTTATACCTGCGGGTGAAATATTTTTATTTCCCTGTGAGTCATCAGGGATATCCGATGAAAAACTACCGTTTGTCAGACTTTATCGGGCTGTCTTTCCTGTGTGGGGCAGCCCGTTTTTTTTATTTACGTCGTCACCCAGCTTTTGCCGTCCGTCCCCGTCTGTACCAGCGTGGTGTTGTGGTCAGTGGTGGTGGATGAGGGCAGACCGTTAATCAGCACGTTGCCACTGGCGGGCTGTACGGTGATGGTGCCCGCGTTGTTCGCCACTATCTGCACGGTATTACCGGCGCTGATTTTCGCGTCAGGAATCACCACCTTTCCGCCACGCTTGCCCGCCGGGAAGTAGACGTAAGACGAGGCGTCGGTGTCCTTCAGGGTCAGTGTGGCATCATCCCGGTACACGCTGGCGCTGAATGCCGCCAGTTCAATACCGTAGGTGTTGCTGCTGGTTATATCGGTCAGTTGTACCGTGTTGACGGGAACGCCCGCCGGACAGTTTCGCAGCGTGATATCGCGACCGCTGCCACCGTCAATGTAGAGCGTGGCCTGGCTGGTATTGCCTCCGTGGTATTCCACGCGGAAACTGTGCCAGTCCGTGTTGTATGCGCCGAACGTGCCCATTTTGATATTCTCCGGTGAGGTGTGCGCCATCAGGTTGATGTTCGCCCCGTCCGTCTGGATGAAGAAGTACGCGAGCGCCGGGTGGGTGTCTGTCGTCGTGCCGACAAAATTAATCCCGGCGGGAACGTCCGCCCTGTTCAGCAGCCAGTAGCACGCCAGCGCGTACTGGTTTGCCACCTTCGCCGTGGTGAGGCGGAATTTACACTCCAGTACCCCGCCGTGTTTCAGAAGGTCGGTGCCGTCTGTGACCGGCTGTTCCGCTTTCCAGGACTGTCGCGGCGTTTTGGTGATGGCCAGCACGTGTCCGCCTTTACCGTCCGGGTTCGCTTTCGGTGTGAAAGCCCCCCCGCTGACGCTCTTCCAGCCCTGTTGTTGCAGCGTCCCGTCGCCGCGTCTGCCGTTGTAGCCCACTTCATCCACCTTCGGCGTGTAGCTCAGTGTGGCGGCGGCTGCGGTGTCGTTCGTCGTTGTGGTTGCGGCTGTGGTTGCTGCTGTAGCTGTAGCTGTAGCTGTAGCTGTGGCGGGCAGCGCTGAGCCTGACGGGGCAGCCGGGGTAGCCGGGGCAGCCAGCAGACTTTTACGCCCGGCGTACAGCAGAATGGCAGACGCCAGCCGCGCGGGGATGATGTCGCGCCGCGCCCATGAGCTGAAATGGCTGCCGCGAAGAACTGATACCCAGTTGGCAGACGTTCTCGATGCCGAGCCGTAATAGTGCGCCGCCGGGATGTCCGGGTCCTGTGCCGGTTCGTTGGTCGGCGTGTTGTGTCCGTTCTCATCGGTCAGGAACGGCACAAAAAAGACATTCGGCTCCTGACAGGTTTTGTAGCCGCCGTACACGATGTCGTACTGTTTCGGGTAGGTGTCTTTCCAGTAGTGCGTCGTGTCCCCGCAAATCCACGGCACATTGTCCGCCTTAAAGTCGGGCATCTGTGCGGCGTGGTCTGCCAGGTCGGTACGGAACTGTTTCACCATTTCCGCAAACCGTGCCGGGTGATTTTTGAATGCCCCCTGTAAATCGAACTCCCCCTGCATCCAGACCACGGCAAGCAGACGGTTTTTCGGGTTCTTGTCCAGTGCGGCTTTGGTGCGGCTGATTAAGTCCTGGTACAGGGGTTTACCCACACCCCAGCGGGCCGAGGCTTCCGTTGCGCCGGATTTTGCGTTAAACGCGCCGGTGTCGCCCGTGGTAAAAGCTGCTCCGCCACGTGAGCACGGCACCATCAGGATGCCCGCCTCTTCGGGAATGTACGGCAGCAGCTTTTTGGCAATATGCAGCGCCTGACCCACGGTGCCGTACTGACCTTTTTTCAGGTCGGCTTTCGGGTGATTCTGTCCGCTCATGTTCTGCACGTCGTGCGGGCAGTGGTCGAGCGGGATAATGTCATTGTACTTACAGGCTGCACCGCCCGGCGTCACCGTGGCGCGGCGCGCCAGTTGCTTAATACGTGGGTGTGGCGCGTCCAGGGTGTCCGGCAGCGGGATACCCTCGCCGTAGGCCATCATGTTCGACTGCCCGGCGACAGGGATGATGAAGTAGTATTCCGGGGTTCTGGTACAGCAGGCTCCGGGGGGCTGCGTATTGTCAGGCTGAGGAGTCTCATCTTTTACAGAAGGTGTTTCTCCCCCCGGTGCCGGAACGGGTTCCTGTGAAGATACCTCATCTCCGCCTGGCGTGGGCATGAGTAAACCGCCAGCCAGTAATGACAGCGTATAATCATCCTGTGGGGACAATTCAACAGTCTGACCAGTAAAGACCAGTGTTTCACGTACAACACCGTTTTCAGTAATACTCATGCCGGTTGGTGGACCGCTGTAAATATATTTCATTATTCTGCTCCGTCGTATTTTATGACTGACATTCACACTATCGGTTAAATAGTTTCAGGGGGATTAAAATACGTTAAAAACGTATTGCCATCATGGAGGGATTCGGTGGTTCACTCCTGTCATCACGGGATGGTTTCCTGTTACGACAGCCAGGCTGATAATCCAGAATGGCGTTAACGTCGGTGAGTTTATCCACGGCCTCCTTCATGGTGCGCTGGCGCATGTGGATTTGCAGGCCTTTGGTGAACATCGCCTGACTGATGGCGTCGCCCGGTTTCAGGAGTTAGTCTGCTGGCTTCATCGCCGCTATCCTCCGTGACTTGCGTCCGGCTATTACCGGTCGTGATTTGAGCGCTTTCATTACGTGGCATCGGATATTCACCTTCATCAATAAATAACCGGCATCGTATAAGTAATCAGATAGCCGGTATATTAAAGCCCTTTAAAACTATTCAGGAGTGGTTAACGGGGGTGAATTTGTAGATTGTAGAGAGCGATACATCGTAGATAATGGCAAGCTGTTTTCGGGGGTGGCCGTGTTTAACAAGCCGGTTTATCTGGGCTGTCTGCTCAGGGGAGAGTGCCGGACGTCGGCCGCCAGTGCGCCCCTGTGCGCGGGCTGCTGCGAGACCGGCATTGGTGCGCTCAACGATTAACTCACGCTCCATCTCAGCCAGGGCGCTCATGACGTGGAAGAAGAAGCGCCCCATAGAGGTGCTGGTATCGATGCAGTCGGTCAGACTTTGAAAATGAATGCCGCGCTCGTGCAGTTCTGAGATAAGGGCGACCAGATTTTTGACGCTGCGGCCCAGTCTGTCGAGTTTCCAGACCACGAGCGTATCGCCTTTTTGAAGACGCTTTAAAGCACGTTTTAATCCGGGGCGACTGGCTTTTGCTCCGCTCATTTTATCGTCGAAAATCTGTTCACATTCTGTGCTAATGAGGGCGTTACGCTGTAAATCAGTGTTCTGGTCATTTGTTGATACACGGATATAGCCAATTCTTGCCATTTCTGAACCTCAGTTAATCTTCTGCGGGTGTGGTGAAATGGCATTTTTAGCGCGATAATGCATCAGGTAAAACGTTGGTTTAACGAAAGCGGTAAATCGCGCCTTAAACGCCGTCCAGAAAAACGGCGACACGATGACCGGTAACCTCTTCCTGAAAAATGACGGTCGCATGCATTTCGCTATTGCAAATGCAGACGGCTACGCCCGCATGCGGCTCTATAAGGACAAAGGCGGCGATGGTGTAAGACTGAATAACGGTGTTGATGGTGGCGGTGATTTTGTTTTTGGTAAAAACAACGAGTTCCGCTCTCCGTCTAATATTCATGCCGGTAGTGCCACCCTTGCATATAACGGCGATGTTTACGGCAGTGTCTGGGGAAATAAATGGCTGAGTAGCTGGCTCACTAACCAGTTTGCAGCCCGAGACAACAACATCAACGCCCGTGCGACGACTAACTGGGTTAACCAGAATTTTATCACTAATGTCAGATACAGTGCCGAGCGTCATGTGGGAGCAAACGGGGTTCGCTCATATCATGAGAACAGGGTGTTAACGGGATTTAATAACCGCGATGCCGATTATTCTGCTGAATCATTATTCTGGAGTGAAATCCAGATTTTTAAAAATGGCCGGTGGCTTACCATAGGTCGATAAACAACACCGAATAAAAAGGGAGTAAAACAGACTTACTCCCTTATTTTTGTTTCTGCCTTTATCCACCCCACCCAACCGGGTAGCTCAGAATATCGCTAATTTTAATTAACGCATCGACCTCTTTTTTCATATCGCGCTGGCGCTCATGAATTTTCCAGCCCAGGGTAACCATTGTGGCAGTCATGTTTTCATTAATGGCAGCCAAATCATCAGGCGTAACGCTGACATCGTTATTGTCAGCATCAGTCCAGAAAAACCCAGCCGGAAGGCCTGTTGTCCGGGTCTGTGCCAGAACAGGTGACAGACGCGCCTGAGAGGCTTTGCTGGCATCCCACTGATGGCCGTTCCATTCAAATGTGGTGCTGCTGCTTTCCTGGTTATCCCGCCAGCGGTTAATCTCATCATGTTTTATGCGACGGGCCTTTTCAGGTGTCATCAGGTCAATGACACCAGTACCATCAAACCCCCAGCGACCGCTGATATCCGCACGGCGGTTAGCGGTGGTGTCCGGGACTTCGGCGACACTCATATCAACCGGCCACAGTGCCGAGACATCACGCGAAATACTGCGGATAACACCCTCGCTGTCGTAAGTGAATTTAATGGTATCAGCCGCAAACTGCTTTTGTGACTCGTACCACTCCTGACCATCCTCAGAAAATAAAAACAGTACCCGGTGCTTATTGGCAAGTTCCAGTTGTTCAGGTGTTTTTGGGACGCCTGGTGTAAAGTTTCTGATGTTAACCACGATAGACTCCCTGGTTAAGTTATTCGTTATGGTTACCTGTATTGTAAGGTTTTTCGCTGTTCAGCGCGCATAAAAAACACCATCCCCTTACAATAAGTCACCCCTCAATAACCCGCCAGCCACCATTAATAAAAACACTCAGGGGACGATACGTAAAATATATCCCGTATGCGGTGGTCGGGTCGTGACGAACGCTGGTCACCACACAGCCAGCAGGCGCTTCTGCCGGGCCGTATTCATTCACTTTACCAGGATTAACCGGCGCACCGCGCATAACGCGGGTAATGAAATTCTGATTAACCCAGCCAGTAGTCGCCCGCATGTTAAGTTGATTAGTTATCCAGGAGGTGAGCCAGGTATTTCCCCAGGCGCTGCCGTAAACATCGCCGTTACTTCCGAATATGGCTACACCGGCATGAAGATGGGACGGAGAATAAAACTCGCTGTTTTTGTTAAAAACAAATTCACCACCGCCATCGTAGCCATTATTAATACGGACGCCGTCACCACCTTTATCCTTATAGAGCCACATACGGACGTTGCCGTCTTCATCCATGATAGCGAAATGCATGCGACCGTCATTTTTCAGGAAGAGGTTACCGGTCATCGTGTCGCCGTTTTTCTGGACGGCGTTTAAGGCGCGATTTACCGCTTCCGTTAAACCAAGGTTTTGCACATTCTGGTTTAGCTGTGTCCAGGTGAAGGCGGCATTATCAGGAACGGCGTAACGCAGACCAATCCAGACGTTTCCGGCGTTACTCGTCGCCAGGATGCAACTGCCGTTCGCCACATCACGCTTTGCCAGAACTTCCAGGAAAAAATAGCCCGCTGATGGCAGAACGGTAACGCCGGTATTGTTGGTGGCAAAACGACGGGCACCGGATGGCAGATTGCTCAGGTCGTCGGCTGAGGATATGTGCATAACACCCTGTGAGGATAAGCCGGTCTGGGTTCGTTCGATGGCAAGGAAGCGGCTGTCGTCACCGGCGGCCACAGTGCCTGATGTGGTGCCGACGTTACGGGTGGCGCTGTCGCCGAGCCCCAGGGCTGTGCGGGCGAGCACTTTATTGGGGACATCGTTCAGGTTCCTGTCTTTCGCCAGGGCGTTAACGTCTGCCGGGCCCAGACTGTCTTTGGTGGCAAGCCGTCCCAGCCCCAGGGACTGACGGGCCACCTGAACGTTAGTCAGGTCAGCAAGGTTGCGGTCTTTTGCCAGTCGGGCATTTGCATTATCCATTGCGATTTTGACCGCTTTGGGTGTGGCGGCCATTGTTTCGTCCATGCTGGCAACGCCGCTGTAGAGCTTAACGAACCCCCTGTCGGTCAGGGTGGCGTCAGGGTGATTCCGGGACCGTTCGTGTCCGGCCAGGGCGATGTTTGTCTCTTCCAGCTGTTTTTTCAGCCACTGAGTGCGGTTGGCCAGCTGCTTTTGTGGACGATTGGATACGCCGTCAGGACCACCCAGGACCGGATCGGAGGTCTCAATCTGGTAAACCTCGTCTTCCCACTTTTCAGTTTCAGTTAATTTACCCATGGTTATGCACTTCCGTGATTGTATGTCCCGTCATAACGGGCGGTGTCATTGTAGCGAATGGAGGCCTCGACAAAGTCAAGACTTGCCAGCTCGCAGCGTGCAGGCGCAAAGGCTTCCAGCGTTTTACGCAGTAATCCGGCCTGGTCGTTTGTTACCGGACGGGTCAGCTTGATACGGTAAAGCGCCCAGTGCGTTTCCGGCGGATACCGGGATGCAATGGCCACATCCAGATCCCGCCCCCCCTCAATAATCTCAATTTCACCAAACCCCAGATTGCGGACCACCTGGCGAACGGACCAGGGCGTACCTTTATAGCGGTGGAGTTCAATCGCACTTTTTATCAGCGCCCGCCGCGCATCTTCAGATTCAGCCAGATTCCAGCCGTTATCGCCGGTAATGGCAAACTGGTCTGCCAGCCAGGACAGCGCCGTTGTTTCCGTCAGGTCCACCAGGTAAACCAGTAACGGCGTCAGGTCGATGTCCTGTAGCCGGGAAACCAGACCCGCCAGGATACGAAACCGGGTATCTTTCTCCAGCGGTGGCGGCAGGGGGAGATCTCGACGGTCAGCCATGGGATTTTCCCTCCGGTATCAGGTTAATGCCGGTACAGTGCGCCCATTCGTGGTCGGCCAGCACGCGTTCTGCCGGAAGGGTGAGCGTGACGCGGTATACGCCCGGCACAGACAGTGCAGCGGATATCTGGCTGGGGATAATATCCAGCCCCAGACGGGCGGACTGCCGCTGCGTCCAGCCTGTTATGGCTGCACGCGCATGGCGCATAACCAGCTCCATATCCTGATCGTCATAAACCCGGATGGAGGCACTGATGCTGTACTCAACTTCAGCCGGGGGTTTTACATGTACCGTGTCGGTCAGCGGACGCACCTTCTCGTCAGAACAGATACCCGCCACTAAATCCAGCAGGTTCTGGTCGGGCAGACCGGTGACAAGCAGCGGGCAAAGCTCCACCGTTCCCGGAACGGGGCGAACCACAGCGACGTCAACAATGTCCTGGTGTGCGCTCATGGCATGGAAACGGTAAGCCCCTCTTGAACCCGCATTACTGAAAGATTCCGGGGCCAGCCTGATACGTTCCCGCAGGTGATCGTCACTCTCCTGTTCAGCACCACCGGTACTGACGGACAGATTGGTGACGGTAAAGTCCAGATTGCCGTCGCCGATATCGTCCATCAGGTTGCTGATTTGCGCGGGCTGCCAGTCGTTACCCGACAGCCCCGGCCGGGTGCAGGTGGCATGAATGCTGACCTGGTCACTGCCCGCAGGCAGGGTGGTATCCTCGTCGGTGGTAAACACCACGCTGTCGCTGGCACTGACGCGGGTACCCGCCGGAATGAGTACCGGCTGAACCACAGGAGACGCCAGCGAGAACTGTAACGTGGTGGTGGCCGCCTGTGCATCCAGGCGATACACGCCCACCAGTTCGCCGAGGTAATCCAGCATCGGCGCACGGGCTTTGGCCACCAGGTTCTGGCAGGCGGCATCCTGCATGGCGACCTTTACCAGTGACTCCCTATAGGCGATAAGATTAATGAGCAGCATCTCATCCTGTGCCGGATGGAGCGTTTTACCGGCGTCGGCCTGGTATTTCTCCACCAGTTCACGGGTGATTTTTTCCGGGTCGGAGTCCACAAAAACCGGGTCTGCGAGGACTAACGCCATACCACCTCCGTTGATGTTTCTGTCCCTCCTGCAACACGCCAGCGAACACGCAGGATCATATGCTCACCGTCCGTCACCGGCTCCACCCGGACCACCTGACAGCGGGGTTCCCACTGGCGGATGGCATCCACCGCTTCGCGGATAACATACGGCCGGGCGCGATTCACCGGCCAGTCCAGGTAAAGGTAAAGATGATTGCCAAACTCAGGGCGATGCGGGTCGGCCCCTTTCGGGGTCGCCAGAATAATGCGGATGGACTGGGCGATATCATCAGTCCCGGTCACCCGCCCTTCATGACCAAGGGCGGGCTGCCACCAGACCGGGGATGCAGCGTTAACGGTATTCATGCCGCCAGTGTGTGGCAGGTGGCTGGCGGAGGCTTTTAAAGCCCTTTAAAACCGTCCCGCCAGAAACGGACGTTTACTGCAGACGTTACTTTATGGGGGCTCCGGTCGGACTGCCGTTGTGACCGTTCGGGTGCTGATGGCTCTCAAGGGAAACGCTGGCCGACTGCAGGTCGCCGGTGGCTTTCAGGGTGCCGGTGATGGTCGCCGCAGCGCCTCCCTGACCACCGGAAATCGCCAGCCCGCCCTGACCGGTAATGCTGCCTTCTACCAGCAGGCTCCCCTTAATGGTGGCATTGCCGGTGACGTCGGTTTCTGCACTGTCCACCGTGGCGAACTGTGTCCGGATGGTGGCGCTCTCTTTTGCGATCACCGTCGCCTGCGTGTCGGTCTGTACGGTGATATCGCTGTGGGTGGAGATGGTCAGCGTTCTGATGGCCCCGCCAATGGTCATGGCACTGTGTTTACGGTCGTACTCCACAAAGGTACCGTCCGCAAAGTCAGTCCTCCGTTTGTTGCGATCGGCAATGACAGGCCTGTCCTGTTCGTTATAGGTACTGCCCAGCACCACACCATCCTCGGCGTGCTCATCGAGAAGCAGGCGGACCTGTTCGCCGATATCCGGCAGCCAGTAGTCCCTGTTGTTCTGGGTATTGTGCTGAAGGACATCCAGCCACCATGTCCGCAGGTTGTTTTTACCCGGCAGGCGCACGCGCACGCGAACATTCTTTTCATCAATGTCGCTGACCGTGCCGGTCTCAAATATTACGCCGCTCAT